ACAAAATTTTTCCTGAAACTTGTATAGGAAAAAGTTCTTTTGCATCAGCTTCTCATAAAGCAAAACGTAATAGTAATTTAATTGAATTTTTAAATAGTGAAGGATTAGCAACAGGAGGTCTTTTTAGAAACACTACGACTGGAGGAAGTATTACAGGAGAATCGTTAGATTTAGGAGTTATTGATGATGCTGTTAAAGGTCGAGAACAAGCAAATAGTTTATCAGTTAGTCAAAAAATATGGGAATGGTTTAACGATGACTTTAGTACAAGATTCTCAGATAAAGCAGGGTTACTTGTAATTATGACTCGTTGGACTGTTCATGATATTATTGCTAGAATGATCGAAATATTTAAAGAAACAAAACAACAATATAAATTAGTTAATTATGAAGCAATAGCATCGATTGATGAAGACTATCGAAAAGAAGGTGATCCATTATTTCCTGAGCTAAAATCAAAAGTCTTTCTAGAAGGTAAAAAAATTCTAATGGCTCAATCCAGTTGGGAGTCATTATATCAAGGACACCCTACAGTACAAGGTGGAAATTTGATTAAAGACTATTGGTGGAAATGGTGGAAAACTACTGATTTACCACGAATTAAATATAAATTTATAACTGCAGATACTGCTCAGAAGACTAAAGATAAAAATGACTATTCAGTATTCCAATGTTGGGGAGTTGGTTATGATGGAAACCTATATCTACTCGATAAGATACGAGGAAAATGGGAATCACCGGATCTTAGACGAATAGCTATAGGTTTTTATAATAAACACAACATTCCACGACGACAAGTAGGCGATCCAGTTCTTAGAAAAATGTATATCGAAGATAAATCTTCAGGTTCTGGTTTAATTCAAGATCTTCGTCGTAAGAAAGTTAAAGTAGAAGAAGTTCCCAGGGACAAAGATAAAGTTAGACGAGCTAATGATGTAAGTCCTGAAATTGAACTGGGTAAAATCTATTTAAATACAGACGTAAATGAAATAGATAATCTTACTAAAGAAGCTCGAGAGTTTCCGGATGGAGAATTCGATGATGATTTTGATACATGCATGACAGCTATAGAGGTAACGTATCTTAATCGTAAGTCATCTCTGGAAGCTGCTATGGAGGCTGCATGAGCTTAAACAAGAAACAATTTAAGTTTACTTGGATGGTGGGTCAGTTAATTGATTTCGCCTATAAAAACGGATATACGTTGACTTTCGGCGATGCTTACGCAACTTCCGGACATGCATACAATAGTAATCATTATATTAGATTGGCAATAGACTTGAACCTTTTTAAAGATGGAGTTTATTTAACTAAAACAGAAGACCATAAACCCTTGGGAGATTTTTGGGAGTCTATTGGTGGTAGATGGGGAGGACAATGGAAAGATGGAAACCATTATGAGTATCATGAGGAGTAAGAATCATGGCTAACCCTGTTTTTGTAGATTGTATTGAAGACCAATGGACTAAAGTAGCAACTAATGTAACCTCAGGGGTTCTACATAAAGTTACCGAGAAGCCTTATGAGTATTTACAAACATATCGACTAACAGGAGGTGCTGCTCCTGTTTTAAAGTCAGATGGAGTACTTGCTTTTATTGATAATCGGTATGAACTTATTTCTTCAAGTGTTGCTATTGATGTTTACATTTACGCCATAACTGGCAGAGGACGAGTGAGGGTGGATGTATGATCGGACCAACTAGAGGAGATTCAATAGGTGGATTAACAGATTTAATATCTGTTCCTTATGTTTTTGGGTTAAATTCAATATTAGCTCATTTGAACACCAGTTATTATCATGTCCATGGTGAAGCGTTCGTTTACCCTGACCACGCAGATTCTGTTGTTTTAACTTCCGGTGCTGGAGCCTGGAACCTTGGAGGAAGTATTGTAGAGGTAATTCCTGCTGGTACTATTACTCCTCATTCTTTCGATCTTCACTGGATAAATATTTCAGCCATTTCTGCTACCAGTGAAATTCAAGTAGATATATTTGCAGGTGGTGTTGGTTCTGAAGTAAGAATAGGAGCTACCAGAAGTCAAAGAAATACAAACCAATCGAGAGAAAATGCTAACAGGATACAAATTCCTCAACAACCTGCTGGTACTAGAATAAGTTGTAGGCTTTCTGATAGTACTGGAGGAACGATTACTACAGCAGTTTCTTTTGAGGGGCACTTATACGCATAGGTGAAATATGATAGGTGATAATGATAATCTCAGTAATGAAATAAGCGACATAAATACTGATTTAACTAGTATCTCTTCTAAGGTAGATATTTTAGAGGCCGATACTTTTAATCATGTAAAATGGTTGGGGCAAGCTATTCCTCCTGTTGGGGAAGTTACTAGAGCTGCACAACATGGACCTACAGGAACAAATGTTTTTGGAATAGCTACAGGAAGTGGAGCTTGGAGTACTTGGTTACAAATATTAGGAAGTGGAGACACTCCAATAATTACCGGTAAAAGTTATTTCGCTTTAGATTCTTTTGTACCTGAGTCATGTTCAGTCACAGCAGCTACTTATATAGTTCAAATTGTAAGTGGTGAATCTTCAGGGATTGCCGCAAAATTAGCAGCTAATGACTATACCACCTTGACTTTTCACCCTTCAGTGCTTTCGGTATTTCCTTTGAAAAGCATTAAATATCCAGCTGGTACTAAACTATGGGCTAGGGCGGGATATGATGCCTCTGGCGTGGCTATATTAGGATTTCTTTATAGTATTAAGGAATATGATTAATGATAGGTAATAATCCTTGGGATGGAAATATTTTAGAGATTAACAAAACTGTTCGAGTAACAGGAACAGGGTCTATAGTTGCTCCTCTTCTACAGCTTATTGGTTCTGTTAGGATTACTGAGCAGTATGCTGTTATTACCGATGTTACTACTCTTAATAACGCAACTGCTATTTATGCAACTCTTTATGATGGTACTGTTTCAGAAGATCTTACAGCTGATGGTATCGTTCTCTCAGGTGCTCCTGTAGGAACTATGTTCTTAAAGGATAAAACAGCAGCTAACGCTTATTCAGTCTCAATAGCCGATCAATGTAGACTTAACGAAACAATAACTAATGTCAGGAATATCAGTAGACCATTTACAGTGACTCAAAAGAATGGAGTAAATACTTTCTTACGGCTTCATTTGACAACTACTGATACTCCTATTGACTTTACAGTCTTTGTTGTTTTTAAATATACACCACTTTACAATGGTTCGAGATTATTTTTCCTATAGGAGCTAAAAAATGGCCCAACAAACAATTGTTCAGACAGATACTTTTGGTGATGCATGGACAAAACAAAACGCTAACAACACGGAGCTATATACTGTTAAGGCTGATCTTGATGATGATGTAACCTTTCTTAGTGTTGAGCTTTCCCCTTCTTCAGCACCCGCTATTGTGGTTAACCCTCATGGTGTCGGAGCAGGTGAAACAGGGGAAATAAGATTACTTGAACTTGTTGCGGGAGGTACAAACTATGTCGGTTTTAAAGCTCCTGATGCTATTGCCTCTAGCCTTGCTTGGGTTCTTCCTAACGCTGATGGAGCAAATGGAGAAGTTTTACAAACAAACGGTAGCGGGGCGTTAAGCTGGGTAGCTCAGAGTTCCGGTTCACCTGGAGGAGCTGCTACCAATATACAATTTAATACTGCTGGTGCTTTTGATGGGGATGCTGAGCTTGCTTGGTTGACTGCTACAAGCCAGTTAGTAGTCGGTGCTCTTAACTTAGTATCTAGTGTCCAATACCCCTTACAAGTTAATGTCTCTGCTTCTAATAATAATAGTATATTCAGGACTGGTAATCAAGGTTCCAGTGTTACCACTGTTTGTGCATATGGTGATACAGGTGGAGCCTCTACCGGTAATACTACTGCTGCCGATATAGGTAGATTCTCATTTGGTGGATATGCTAATACTTTAATACTTGATGCCGCCTATATTTTAGGAACTGCTGTGGAAGCATGGCAGACTGGTGAAGCTGGTTGTGAAATGTCTTTCTGGACTACTCCTGAGAATAGCGACGTGGCAGCTAAACGAATGACTATTGCAGATGATGGTTTAGTCTCTCTCGGTTCTGGTACTGGGGTTAATGAATTTTCAATTGATGGAACCCTTGCTGGTGATTCTGATGATGCTATACCCACTGAAAAAGCAGTGAAGACTTATGTTGATGCTGTTGGAGGTTCTCCTGGAGGGGCAAACACTCAAGTTCAGTTTAATAACTTAGGAGTATTTGACGGAGATGCTGGGTTAACTTTTATATCAGGTACTAATCAGTTGGTAGTTGGTGGAGTGAGTGCAGTTACTTCTAGTCAATATCCATTACAGGTTAATAACTCTACCCATAATACAAATATTTTATTTCGGACAGGATCGCAGGGGGCAAGTACTAGAATAACAACTGTTTGTGCCTTTGGTGATTCTGGTGCTGCTTCTTTTGGTAATACTGGATTGGCTGACATTGGTAAGTTTGCCTTTGGTGGGTATGCTAATAGCGTTATAATAGATGCTGCTTACATGCTGGGTACTGCAACTGAAGCTTGGGCAACTTCTCAACATGGTTGTGAACTATCGTTCTGGACGACACCGGAAAATACTAACACTCAAACGAAACGGTTAACAATTCAAGATGACGGTGTCATAGTTCACATAGGATCTAATCTTGTTAGCTATTATGAGTCAGGAAATGGTCAGATAGAGTCTAGGTCTTATTCAGCTACAGCTGCTCACGCTGGTATTATGGAACTTTCAAGATCTAGGGGAACTAATGCTTCTCCTGCTCAGTTAAATGATGATGATTCAATAGGCATCTTAAGAGCATCAGGATACCATGGAGGAACTGGATGGGGTATTGGTGCTCAAATACAATTCAAAGCTGCTGAGGCATTTGACACAGCCACTGACTTAGGAACTGACATTGAGTTTTATACTTGTCCTGTTAATTCCGGTACTTTAACAAAACGATTCACAATAACAGAAGGTGGATTGCTTGAAGGTATTAATACTTCTTCATCTAATGTTAATCTTTACGTATATTCAACCACCTCTACTGATTCAGGTAAATTCCAAGGATACCACGCAAGAGGAACGGAAGGTTCCCCTGCTGCTGTTCAAAACAATGATGTATTGGCTCTGTTCGGTGGTATCGGTTATGGTACTTCTTTCTCTTATGGTGCTATTATTCGAATTGAAGCTAATCAGACCTGGACAGGATCTGCTCATGGAACGAGAATTTCTTTTCAAACCAAAGAAGATGGAACTACCTCTCTTACTGAACGAATGCTTATTAAGGATGATGGAGATGTTGACTTTACAGAAGGGATTAAGGTAGGGGCTAGAAATACAGCAGAAGCAGGAGCTATCGAGTGGGATGGGTCTAACTTTAGAGGTTACACAGGAGCTACTTGGGTTAATTTAGATTATAATCCTTAATCAATAACGATTAAGGAAATTTAAAAGAGGAGAATAGGAAATGGGAAAAGAAAAAAGGGCATTAGAAGCGGTTAAAGATTCAAAGAAACTTACTTTAGGAGATATTCATTTGTGCATTCCTCCTTTGGAAAAACTTTACAACACGAACTTGCCGGTAAAAACTGCTTATTGGTTGTCAAGGGCTATAGATAGCCTGGAACGTGAAAAGAAAAATATTGAAACTCAGAGAGTAAACCTTATTAAAAAGATAGGTGACGAGCAAGAAAATGGTGATTTTGTTGTCCCGCCTAAAAAGATTGAAGAGTTTAATAAAGAGTTTCTTGAGCTTCTTTCTGTTGAGGTTCCTGAGTTTAAATTTAATCCAATTTCAATTGATCTTCTTGAGACTGAGGGTATTAAACTCACTCCAGTTGAAATTAATAACCTAACCAAATACGGGTTCATAGATGGCTAAAATATCTAAGTTGATGCAAGACAGTATTGTCATTAATGATGGCTTTGAGAATGTATTGAAGGGTTTGGGGACTGTTAAAGATCCCCGAACCCA